TCTAAATACCTTTATAAACTTTAAACTATTTATAAGAGATGTCATACAAAGGTAGATATAATCCAAGAAATCCTCAAAAGTATAAGGGGAATCCTCACAACGTAATTTATCGTTCTCTGTGGGAGCGTAAGTTTATGGTGTATTGTGATAACAATACCTCTGTGCTTGAATGGGGTAGTGAAGAGGTTATCATACCATATCTCTCACCTTGGGATGGTAGAATACATCGTTATTTCCCTGATTTCTACATAAAGGTCAAACAAGCAGACGATTCTGTTAAGAAATATATCATTGAAGTCAAGCCTAAGAAACAATGCAAACCTCCCCCAGAAAAACCTACAAGAAAAACTAGAAGATGGTTTGGAGAAGTTAAGACATGGGGTATCAATGAAGCAAAGTGGAAATATGCAACTGAATGGTGTACTAATAATAATATGGAGTTCAAAATATTAACAGAAGACCATCTCAATATAAAGTATAAATAGTTATATGGCACAGTCAAAATTTATACAAAGCGTTCTGGATGCAGCTGGTGGTAGACCACGTTCTACTCAGTGGTACAAAGATAAGATTAAAGAGTTTGGTAGGCCAGGCGCTCTGGACTTAATACGAGATGGTAAAAGAGATACTAAACCATTTGTAGGTAAGTTGAATATGTTTTTCTATGATCCTAAGTTTAAGAAGACTCTTCCTTACTATGATACATTCCCACTAGTATTGCCATTAGAAAGATATAGTGATGGATTTTTAGGTATTAACTTTCATTATCTACCTATTCCATTAAGAGTAAAATTATTAGACCGACTAGTAGATTACTCAAATAACACAAAATTTGATGAGAGTACAAGACTGAATGTTGATTATAGAAAACTTAAAAATATAAAACTAATACAACCAACCATACATAAGTATTTGTCTGGACAAACAAAGTCACAGTTTCGTAGAATAGATGCAGATGAATTTATGGTAGCTGCATTGTTACCAGTACAAAGATTCCAGAAAGCATCTGCAAAAGAAGTATGGAAAGATTCTAGGAGTATGATCTAATGGCAATAGCACAGTTTATAGAAGGAACAGCGTTTGGTGTAATGAATGATATACTCTCTGCATTTCATACGAATGAGGGGTATGCTTTACCAAATAGGTATGAGGTTGTAATTATTCCACCAGCAAAAGTAGGTGGTGGTGGTCAAGAAAACATATTTAATAACTCAGAAAGAAATGCAAACGTAAGAGACATTTCTATGAGAGTAGAAAGTGTTGTATTGCCTGGGCGAACACTAACCACTACCACAGATTCAAACGTCTATGGCCCTGACATGGAAGTTGTTGAGGGTGTAACTTATGCAGATGATATTTCAATAGACTTTCAATCAAGTTCTGGATTAGATGAAAGAGTATTTTTTGAGAATTGGCAAAAACAAGCATTTGACGAAAATACATGGAACTTAGGTTACTATAAAGATTACATTGGTGAGATGCACGTTTACTTACTAGACAGACAAGATAAAAGACGTTATGGTTTAAAACTATGGGATGTATTTCCTAAAACAATTACAGCTGCATCTTTAAATGGAGCTGAAGCAACTGAAATACTTAAAACAAATGTATCTTTTTCTTTTAGGTATTGGACAAACCTAGACCAAAAACAACAAGGCCCTGATATAATGGGCAGAATATTTGAAACTGTGGTAAACTCAGCTGAAAGAAATATTTCTAGAAACATACCTAGAGTATTAAATAGATTATAATAAAGGATGATTAATTATGGCACTACCCAAACTAGAAACTCAAGTCTTTGAACTTGAGCAACCATCAACTGGAGATAAAATAAAATACAGGCCTTTCCTAGTTAAAGAACAAAAGGTTTTAATGCTCGCACAAGAATCAGAAGATGTTAAAGAAGTAAATAGCGCTTTAGCAAGTCTTATTTCATCATGCACTTTTGAAAAGATAGACCCATATTCTATCCCTATGTTTGATATTGAATTTTTATTTTTAAGGATTCGAGGAAAATCTGTAGGAGAAAAAGTAGACTTAAATGTTCTATGTACAGATGATGATAAAACAAGAGTTAAAACTACCCTTAATTTATCAGAAGTTAATGTAAATATGAAAGAGGGTCATACTAATATTATTGATGTGACAGATAAGATTAAAATAGTAATGAGATATCCTACACTAAAAGATATGGTTGATATGGACGGTATGCAAGATATTAATAATGTTTTATTAATGATGAAAAAATGTGTTCACGAAATTCTTGATGGTGAAGAAGTTCATAGCAGAGTAGATATGTCTGAGTCTGAACTAGAAGAATTTTTTGAATCTCTATCAGGGCAACAATTTGAAAAAGTAACAGAATTTTTTGATACTATGCCTAAAATTGCTCATGCAATAACTGTCAAAAACCCTAAAACTAAAAAGGAAAATAATATTATATTGGAGGGCCTACAAAGTTTTTTCGAGTAGCCCTTTCTCATGATTCTGTTACAAACTATTATAAAACGAATTTTATTTTAATACAACATCACAAATATAGTTTATCAGATTTAGAAAATATGATGCCATGGGAAAGGGAAGTTTACGTAGGACTATTGATAGAACATTTAGAGGAAGAAAAGAAAGAACAAGAACGTAACAAATAGGATAAACCGCAATGGATATACCAACACCAAATGCAGCTGCATTAGAAATGACTGAATTTCTGTTACCATACATTGGTATGGTAATGATTGTTATCATAGGGTTTATGATAAAGGACTTTGCGACTAAGTTTAGCAAAGGTCTTGCGTTTCAAATGAACAAACAATTTCAAGAAGGTGATCATGTTCTTATTGATGGAGAACGTGCATTAATCGTTAAGATAGGTATATCACAGACGGTATTTGGTGTTACTAAGTCTGGTGGAGAGTTAGATGGTGATTATGTATGGCGATATGTCCCTAATGAACGTATCGACTATTTAAAGATAGAAAAGATAATTTTTGACCATACTCCCCTAAATAACAGTAATAGAATAGAAAACAACTCAAATAAAATTGAGGAACTTACAAATGGCAAATAATAATGACCAAGTAAATATAATAGAAGTTGATAGAAGTACAACGGAAGAATCTGCATGGTATAATACTATTGACTCCTCAGTAATCGATAAGTGGCGAATCTGGCCACGTATGTTAATCACTCTTTATGGTATCATGTTCTATAGAGTAACAGAATGGTTCATGACACTTCCAGAACCTACCAACGCCCAAAGTGCATTTGTATCCGTAGTTGTGGGTGCTGGTGCCGCATGGTTTGGTTTGTATTGTGGTTCTGGTAATTCAAAGGGTGACAAGTAAATGGCTGACTCACCAGAAACAAAATCCATAAAAGAATTAACTAAAAAAATTGAAGATGATAATAAGAAAACGCAAGACAAATTGGAAAGAACTGTTAATTTAGAAGTTGCGAGTAAAGATGAAATTAAAGAATTAAAAAAAATTGCTAAAGGAGATGGTGAAAACGCTGCAAAAGCAAGTAAAGAACTACGTGCTGAGATGGCCAAAATTGGTAACAAAAAGCAGGCAGAGAAAACCCTTAAAAAACAAGAAGAAAGTAATCAAGTACAAAAAAGATTGTTAGGTGTTAATGATGCAACTTTAGAAAAAATACAAAGAAATGCAGCTGCAATAGATGAGCAAAACTCAATTATGGATGCTCAAAGAAAAATACTTGTAGAATCAAAAATTGATCCTGATAAAGATGATAATTTCAAAAAAGAACAAATAAAATTAGCAAAATACGAACTAGAACAAGCTAAATTGACAGGTTCTAAAGAGGCAGAAAAGGCCGCCAAAGATAAAATAGGCGACAAAAATATGTTGGGTTATCTTAAAAAGACAGCTGGATTTTTAGGTGGTATTGCAAAACAGGGTATGGAAAAAGTAAAGGGTGGACTGAAAGGTTTTGCTAAATTTGCTTTTGGTGGATTGGCTATTGCAGCACTTGCATTTTTAAATAGTCCTTTATTTGACAAATACTATGACCAAATAGTAAATGTAATTGTTCCTAAATTAGTAGAAATTTATAATAAGATTCTTAAACCACTGGCAAAATACATTGGTGGAAAACTAAAAAAACTTTTTAACGATATCCTAGCTGTGATAGATGGTAAAAAAGGAATTGGAGAATTAATTAAAGAAAACCTTGGTACACTAACTGCTCTTACTGCTGTTCTTGCACCTAAATTATTTTTTGGTACTTTACTAAAAGGTGCTAAATTAGCAACTGGTCTAATTAAAGCTGGGTTCACTTCTAAGGCAGTTACTGGCGCTTTTGCAAAATTAGCACCAGCGCTAAAATTTGCAATCGGGCCTGCGGCAATGGTAGCTGGTATTGCAATGGCAGCAAAAGATGGAATAGAAGCTTATAAAAAAGCAGGAGATTGGGATGTTAGTAAAACTTCTGCGGTGGTTGGTGGCATATTTGGTGGGCAAGAATCAAAAGGTTTTATGGGAACAGCAGCTAACATGGGTAAAAATGCTCTAAAGTGGGCCGCTATTGGTGCAGCTGCTGGAAGTGTTATTCCTGTTATTGGTACTGCAATTGGTGGTGCAGTTGGAGCTTTAATCGGTGCTGTCTTAGGATATTTTGGTGGAGATGTAATCGCAAAAGCAATAGATGATATGGGAAAAGCAGTATCAGATTTTTTTAGTGATTTAGTAAAAAAATTCAAAAACTTTTTTGTAGCAACATTTCCTACAATTGCCAAAGCCTTAGGAATGAGTGAAAAGGATGTAGAAAAATCTGTTGAGGAAAATGCAAAATCAATTGCAGAAGATCAAAAAAAGCAACAATTAGAGATGGACAAAGTTAGAGGTGGAGGTGATGCAGAAAAAGGAAGATTGATGAGAGAAGAAAGAGCGTTCAGCCAAAAAGAACGTCAACTTGCGACACAGATAGAAAAACAAAAAGATGATGTTTTTAATAGAACAGTAGGATTCAGGATTTTAAAAGAAAGTAAAGAAGAACAAGAAAAAGATCGTAAAAAATTAGAAAGTCTTGAAAAAGAAATTTCAGAACTTAGAGCAGCAAGAGAAAAAGAAAAAAGTGCTCCAGTTACTGTTGTTGATGCTAAATCATTTAATACTGATAATAGTTCTAAACCCCAGATGAGTTCAGGCACTAATGTAAGAAACAATAATCCTTTTATATCAACATTTGCACAAGCTAGTGATTTCTCTTTTGGATAATAAAAA